AATAGCGGACGCAAACGATCACTGGATTCTTTTCAAACATACTACTGTAAAAAATTACAGGACGAATCAAAATAGATATTTTCAATGGTATCTGTTGCCTATGCACGCAGTAGATGAAATGTATCCAGTAAATTCGTATAAGCGAAATAAGAAATCTATGAATGATGCTAACACCTTTCTAGATGACACATTTTAAACAATTATTAAGAGATTTTACTCTATGGATTCTTTACTAAGCAAACGGCACGAAACGCATGGCGACTATCAAGAGCAGTTTCGAGTCGCTCAGGAACTTAAAGAGGTGCTTCATACTTACGAATGGAACAAACTATCAGACGTGCAAAGAGAAGCGCTTGAGATGATTTGCACTAAGATTTCGAGAATCGTCGTCGGTGATTGCAGTCATGTTGATCACTGGAATGACGTGGCAGGATACGCGCTCAGAGTTGTAGATTCATTAAAGAGGTTTAGCGATGCTTAATGCGGGATTGATAGTCGTAAGTTTATTAGTCGCCTATTTTGTTGGAATGGGGATAGGTGTCTTGCTGGGGATCATATTTAAATGAGTATAAACTCAAAACAGAAAGGCAAGCGCGGAGAACTTGAGCTAGTTCATTGGCTCAAAGAGCGAGGACACGAAGCGCGGCGTGGTCAACAATACGCGGGCGGCACTGATTCGCCTGATGTCATTTGCGAGACGTTGCCGGGCGTACATATCGAAGTGAAGCGTACCGAAAAGCTCAATCTCTATGCGGCTCTTTCACAGAGCCAGTTCGACTCGTTAGGGCAGGGAATCCCGACGGTTTGGCATCGGAAGAATAATAGAGACTGGGTTGTAATTTTATCAGCGGAGCAGTTCCTTGAGATTTATACCGCCGCAAATGGATGACGTAGACGATGATCTCGTCAACTGGGAAGTTCCAGAGAACCGCTTGATCTTCGCCGTAATATTGCTTGCCGTTGCCGATTGCCGCCCATCGATTCAAAGGCGATTAGGTAATAAAGGCGCGGACGGCTTTCACGTCGAATGGGTCAAAAGCGTGATGACTCCTGAATTCTTGGAGAAGTATTTTCGAGAAGATGTGAAGGATTTTTGTGAACAAATAGCGCACTTCGGAAAAGAAGATCAGCTCTATAATCAAATACTACGCGCTAAGAAGCGAGCAGAAAAATATAAACCAAGGTATATGTACACAAAACAACGTTTGTGGGGTAAATGATTTTGTTTGTTGTCCCGTGAATTTTGTGATACAAGGAAAATGGGGAAATGCGTGAGACGTATCCTTTCACACATCTGGGGCAAGTTGTCGCGTATGTGCATTTCAGCAATCCAGCGCGTTATCGGCGTTTTGAGATATCCGACTCAGTTCATGGCGAGCCTCATCCGCTCCGTATTTGGGGCATAATCAGCGCCAAACTATTCGCAGAAATAAAGAAATATAAAAGCTATACAGAGCGGTGCAGACGTTCTGGCGAAGCGTTTGAGCGGTATTACCTACAAACGCCACCGGATGCGCTTGAAGATATCGCGTCTGATTTTGGATGCTCACCGAGAACTATTAAAAGGCAACTTCGAGAAGCGTGGGACTATCTCGATAGCCGCATGAAGGCACTTGAAGTTATACCAAAATGATCACTTTACGAGGAGCGCTTGATTTTTTGCAGCAAATTGCAGATCAGGCAGCTCAATATCCTGATGATGAGCGATATCAAGATATCTCATTGATCAACCGCATAGCCGAGACATATCCAGAATTAAGCAGTAAAGAAGCAATTTACCTTACACTTTTTGAGGAACTCGGATTGCAGCATCCTTCAGATCTTGACCGTCGCAAATGGCGAGAACTAGCGGAACTGATTGACTCGTTTTGGTTGCAATGAGGCACCACAAACAGAACCGCCAGCAGGAGCACGTAAATTTGAGCGAGGAAAAACTATCAAATGCGCTCAGTGATTTTCGGAGGTCATACATCGGCAAGAAGGGGCTTTATTATCGAGGAACTCCAATAGCAAGCCGAGCGGAGCTGAGTTGTATCAAGGCGCTTGAATCCTATACCGGATGGCAAATGCTGGAAGGAAAAACCTATCAGGTGCCCATCGGACACCAGAAGACAGTCGATTTTAAGGTCAAAGAACAGCTCGTAGAGTTTCATCCTATAATCTTAAGCCGTGAAATGAATTCGCAGGTTTATCGACAGCTTAAGCGATTCGCTGAGACTTTGGACGATTACAAAAGATTCGAGCTGAAAGAGATTTTCAGGAGCCATATCCTTGAAGAATACGCGCAGAAGCGCCATTGGACTATAAGACAGAACCGAAACGAGCTGATTTCAAATGCGGAACTGATAGTAGTAACGGACGCAGAGTCATTTTTCAAACACGTAATAAAGCCGAATGCGACGAGGAGACTGCCGACAATGCCCGATTTTAAAAAGCGATTCAAAGCGGGGAAGTTTGGCGACTAAAGTTTTATGACAGCTAAGAAAAAACAAGGGCGACCAGCCCACGAGGTCAGCGATAAGAATAGAAATCTGGTCAAATTCGCCCGCATTGCCGGGGTAACGAATGAAAACATCTGCGAGATGCTCGGCATCACGTCAGTGAATACTCTAAAGAAATACTACAAGCCCGAGCTTGAAATGGGCGAGGCTGAAATTAATGCAAAGGTCGTCAATCAGCTCTTTAACGAAGCAATGAATGGATCGGTTCCAAGTCTTATCTTTTGGGCGAAAGCTCGAATGGGTTGGAGCGATAAAGGCGCGGTACAGCAAGACAAGGAAATTGTCGTCACTGTAAAGCGCAGCGAGAACAAACACGATCCGGACGCTATCGAAAGAGCCTTACTCGATGAATCTGAATTTTAATGTCGAGCCATGGGTTGAACAACTCATTGCGGATGAGACGCATGAAGAACTCGCGGTTTCAGCCGGGCTAGGTTCTGGTAAGACTCATGGGGCGTGCCAGTGGGCTATTCACCGCTGTATGCTCAACAGTCGTAGCCCCAAAATGGCGTTTACTGAACCGCTTTTCAGGCTACTAAGGACGGCTGCAATCCCTACGTTTCGCAAGGTGCTTCATGCACTTGAATGGTCGGAAGGTAGCGATTATGAGGTGAATCAAGGCGCTCCGGTGCCGTCGATTAAACTCAAGCGCACGAATCAGGAAATCTTGATGTTCAGCGCGTCAACACCTCAAAGCATTGTCGCCGATGAATATCACAGCTTCGTGATGGACGAGGCGGGCGAATCGCAGCCGCTTGCATTTCAAAACTTACAAGCGCGTACTCGATGTTCGCAAGCAGTGATTCGGCAGGGGTTACACGTCGGAGCGCCGCAGGGGATAACACACTTCGCTAAGCTCTTTGGATTGCCTGAAGAAGGCGGGGCAGATATTGGCTGGGATAAGATAGCCGCACGCGATTTCGTGAATCAACGACTTTCACGGCGTCGAATACAGCTAAGGACGTTCGACAATCCGCACGTCAACGGCGGCGATGTTCTGACTTATTGCAAACGATTGATGCGCCAGTATGGGCACAATCAAGCGCTCGTCAACTCTTACATCTACGGCGTGTTTTGTGCGCTGTTCGAAGGCGGGGCGTATGATTTTCTGCCATCGCGACACGTTGCGCCAGAGGAATTTGATCCAGATCCGTACCGCACGCTTTATTTGAGTTTCGATTTTAACGCCTATCCAATGGCGTGGGTTGCAGGTCAAATTATACCGCACGAGGGCGAGATGGTTTATCTCATCGCCAAGGAAGCAAGCAAGAGCTTGCAGGGGCTTGATGAGGCGCTCTTCGATTTCGTCAAGAAGTTTCCGAGAAAGGAATGGCGCAAATCAGAGATAAAAGTTTATGGAGACAGAAGCGGGCACGCTTCGCATCATCGGGTTAAGTTATCGGACTATGACTTCATCCGAAAAGAGCTATCGACGGTCTATGACCATGTTTCTATTCAAGCGACCAAACTTGTCGCGCCTGAATCGGAATCGGTAGACGTTTGCAACCGGCTCTTTAAGTTAGGGCGGCTGATGTGCAATCCATCATGCACACAGCTTCAGCGCTCTTGGCAGTCGATGCGATGGAAGGACGGGGAAAGGAAACTACATAAGCCGAGCGGTGAAACTATTTCGCACGTTTCGGACGCAACCAAATATTTAATTTATCAACTTGAGGTGCTCGACGCGCTTCAGACGAGAAAAAAGACTTATGGCGTCAACGTATAAATTTTTTGAACATCCTGAATATAAGGAAAAAAAGCCGGATTGGGAAGTTTACCGCGACTTATGGGAAGGTAAGCACCGGGTGATGACTTCACCGAAGTATTTACCTTTTCACCAGCTTGAACTACAACGCGAGAATCAAGATGCAACGCTTAACTTCCCGACGTCAGCGGTGCGGCAGCGCTCAGAGCTTCGAGCTTTACGTGTTCAGAATACAAATTACACCAATTTCATCCGACCGATTATCGACATTTGGAAGGGACTCTATTTTCGTAAAGACATCTTTCTGACTGAAGATGCCGAAGAGATGCTTGGCGATGTTGTCAACGATGTTGATGGCTCCGGTACTAGCCTTCAGGGTTTTCTCCGGGATGAGATCTTTCAATCAGATTATCTTTACGGACGACCAATCAT